ATCTGTTGCAACTTGCCAGACAACGTGAGGATCGTGGTGACTGATGCTGCGATTGTCCATATCAACGCATGGAACTCACCCCAAAACTTCATCACCGAATCCTTCTTGCTGGTGCAGGGGCTACCGTCAAGAATACAGCACCCAAAGCAATCAGCGCACGACGAGTACCAACTGGCACAGTTGAGTTCAGCGGAACATAGTTATCTGCGAAACCTTGAAAGATATTCAGCACAGATTCAAACGCTTTTCTCACGGACGAAGGTGCCGATTGCACAGCTTCAACTACCGCTTCGGCTTCGTCGGGGCTGAGTTCGGTTGGGGAGATTTCGTTGAAGAGCTGTTCGGCTTGAGCGGTGGTGATGTTGTTGAGTACGGCTGGGGATGTGATGAGCAGGGTCGCTTGGCTGGTGTCTAGGTCTTTGGAGAGGACTGAATCTACGATGGCTTCTATGGCCTCTGTGGACGCTTCTGAGAGGGCTTCTAGGGTGTTTAGTAGTTCTGTTTGGGTGAGCGGTTCAGGCTCGTCTGTGGGGGCTTGTAGCGTTGTGGTCACATTTGGTTGAGTTGTGGTCACAGGAGGGACAGTTGATGTCGTCGTTGGTGGAGTTGTTGAAGTTGATGTGGTTGTTTCTAACGGAGGCGGGAGTGTTGTGGTGGGGGCTGGTTCTGGTTCCGTTGTGGTGGTTGTCGTTGTTTCAGGAACGGTAGTTGTCGTTGCTGGCGGGACATAAACCGTCGTCGTCGTTGTTGTGGCTACAGTCGTTGAAGTACTTGTCGTCGTCGAGCTAGTTGAGGTATCCGTTGAAACTGTTTCTGGGATTGTTGTTGTTGTTTGTGGTGGTTCCGTTGTGGTTGATGGGACGACTGTTTGAAGAGTCGTAGTAGTTGGGTTGGTGACAGGGACAGTCACTAGCGGGACAGTAGTAGTAGAGGTCGTCGTCGTTGTTGTGGATGAGGTTGTAGATACCCATTCCCCCAAGCCTAATGTCAGCCCTGTAATCGTGAGGTTGCCTGGTTGACAGCATGAGTCAGTCGAATACTGCTGGAACGCAAAGGTGTCACCAGCCTCAACCTGAATCAACGCTGATCCTGTGGCGTTGCTCTGGTTCGTCAGCTGTGTGATGACCCCGTTGAGAATGATTTGTGGAGGGTCATACCAAGACCCATCATTGGTCTGATACTGCCATTGGAAACCGAGTTCGTTTGTCTCCTCTGGGATGATGGCCTGCATCCGCACATAATGAGACTTCCCAGCACACGTCCCACCATCAGCACCAACAAGCCTGAACCCACCCTCAACCGGCTCAACCATTCCACCCTGCTCAGCAAGACAAGACTTCGAGAACTCCCAAACACCAAACCCGTCAGCCTCAGCCGACGTTGAAGTAACTAGGAAACCAAGAAGCGCAGGGATTAAAACTAGATAACGACTAGCCGATGAGCGCAGAAACTTCAGCATCAGTCAAACCCAAAGCCTTCAGCTTCGACTCCGCAGATGCCTTCGCACTCGCCTTCGCAGCCTCAGCTGCATCCTGTTCAGCCTTCCACTCAGCCCAAGCTAAAGCGTCAGCCTCACGCTGCGCCACCTCCTCAGCGGTCAGCTCTACTTCTGTTGTGATACCTGTCGAACAATCGACTACAAGTTTTGTTGCCATATCTATATCCTAACTGTTCTTAATCCCGTACAGGGATGCTGATGAATGTTGAACAAAGTTTCCATTTGCAGAATAAATGTTTATCTGAGTGATTGCAGCAGTTGCGCTCCATAATGCTGAGTTTAAAAATGTATAAGCGGTAGTGCCATTATTTTCTGTAACTGAATCACATGACATTGATTTGTTAATTGCTGCCGTATAACTAGGTATGTAAATTGATGCGTTACCAAACACAGAACCAGTTGCAGATGCAGCAGGTATATATCCAACGTATGCCGTAGATGCGTAAGCAGAACTAGAAACGCTGGCACCATTACCAAGAAAATATCTTGAAGAAAGATTGGTTGATAAACCATTAAACCTTATATACACATCATCGCCAACCGCAGCCGTCGCAGACCTACCAGAATAAACAATCACTAAGTCTGTATAGGTTTGTGGGATTGAGGTGAACTCAATGTTTGCTGCACCACCTCCTGCACTTACGGTAGCGGTTTCAATGAGTTTGTAGGTGACAGCCATTATGCAGCCTTAATCCCATACAACGTGAACGTTGAACCAGCAGAAAAAGTTCGTGTGGAAGGCAAATCAAAAGTTACCGAACTTACTGCTGAAGTTGAACCCCACATACCAACAGAAGCATCAACACCAGCAGCAGCAGCATTACAACGAGACAACACAGTTTTATTGGTTGTTGTATTTGAATAATTCATAACATTCACTATATGAACCGATGCTCCAGCAGTTGTTGTGAGGTTACCGTAATATGTCAAAGTCATAAAAGCATTCCCACGAGAGTTGCGTGTAGAACCAGCAGTAGAACCATCACCATAAAGAGTGGTATTCGAATAAAGTGCGGAAGTATCACCGTTGAAAGTCAAATATAAGTCTGATTGCAAACTTGCCTGAGCGTTCACAACAAAAACTAAATCCGTGTAGGTTGCTGGAATAGAAGAAAAAGTTACGGTTTGTACAGCCGACCCTAATGTTTGTGTTGCTATCGGTTCATAAGTTACTGGCATAACTATCCCTTAATCCCGTACAAAGCGAACTGGCTGTACTGCATAAAGTTCCCTGTCACACAACTAAAATCTATTTGTGTAATCGCAGCAGTTTTTTGCCAGTTAGCAGACTGCAAAGCAATACGACCAGAACCATTCAAATCCTCACCCCACAACAAACGACAAGTCTTATATTTGTTCGTATTTGCATAATCAAGAATATCTAAAACACCAGCAGCAAACATATTTGTATAGCCAGCAGCATTATCTTTAATCATTCCGATAAGTCCATCACCACCAGCAGAGGATACCGAAGATGTTGCAGCCGAACCAGTTACAGAACCTTGACCATAAATGTAATGGTTTGAATACACAGCAGTTGCATCACTATTAAATATCCATTTCAAAGCAACAAAGTTGTCACCAGTACCAGAGTTACGGGCAATATATCGAACCTGCAAATGCTTATAGGTTCCAGCTATCCCAGTAAAACTGACAGTTGATTGTCCTGCTACACCAACAGTTGTGGTAGCAATCGATTCATACGAACCAGTAACACCGAAGAATGGCGCAGCAAGGATTTGCATAACGGTTTAGGCGGTGACGTTGCCAACCATAACCCAAGCGTCGGTATCCCACTTGAGTACGGTACAAACAGCGTATTGGGTTGAGAGTTTGAGTGCTGCACCAGCTGATCGTATGACGGCTGTTCCACCAGCAACGAACGTGTAGGTTGCGGTTCCAAGGTTCATGAAGTTCAGTTGGTCACCGATAGCGAATGCGGTAGTTGCATTCGCTGGGATGGTGATGGTTCCACCAGCAGCATTAATGACTGTGGTGAGCTGACCGACTTGAGCGGTGCCAGGTGTGTAGGCCGTACCAGTTTGGGCGTTGACTGTGATAAGTGAGTTAGCCAAGATATTCATATTGGCTGAGGTCAGGGTATCCCCTGGAGCAAATGTAGGTCTGACTGCCATAGTGCCTCCTATGTTAGTGCATAGATAGTGTCGTCTAGTTCGCTGGTGTCAAGTATAAACGGCAACACCAACTGAACCTGACCCAACCCTAAAAACACTTCATGACGGGATGGGGCGATCTGGTGACGAATGGATTCAACCACTACGTTCTGTCGAACCACCGAAGGTGTTCCAACAGCGAATCGTTTCTCCACCGCCAAAATATCGCCAATCTCCAACGAGGCCATCAACTCCTGCTGAGCCGAAGACAATCCGTTCAACAGCACGCTTGTCTCATTGAACACCACCTCTGGTTCCCCATACCTATCAAGCAAAGCAACAGCCAAAGCCGAACCAGCAGCATCATTCACCAACGGCAAATTATTTAGAGCAAAGTTCTTGATCCCATACTCAGCCTGCGAAGCCGTACCATTCACCACACTCAACACACTCGAACCCTGCACCTGAACCGAAATACGATTCAACACAGTCTCAGCACCATAAAGATTATTCAACGAACGAATCGGAACATCCGTCACCGCAGTCCCACCCAACACCGCCACAGCCGTCCCAAACGAAACCTGCACACGAGGATCAAACACAAGCATCCCATCACGAGACGCATAGAACCGACCATTCTCCGAAACCTGCAAAGCCTGCAAAGCCTCCAACACGTTCGCATTATCCTCATACGCAACCGTCCCAACTGTTGCCAACCCAGGATTAATTTCACGCAAAGCAGTTGACCAAGACACCTCATTCCTTGACAGGATTGCACTAACTCGCTCAGACGTGAGCTGTTGCGATGGGGTGAACCCGACAAGGTTGGTTTGGGCTAACTGTGCCAAAGCGTCAACAGCGAGAATCTGTGCTGATGATAACTGTGGCTCATCGTATTCAATGTTCAAGTCGTAGATGTAACCCTTAAACATCGCAGCCGTACCAGCCGAACCACCATAAACCTCAATCGCTCGACGTGGAGCAATACCCAAGTCCCCCTGATACCAAGGTGAAGCAGTATTCAGTGGGTCAAACGACCTGTTTGATGCACGGTCATCAGCGAGGATGGCAAGCGTTCCGGTATTAAATGTGTCTACCTGATTCGTGCGTCCACGATTGATCGTGATGTTCTGAACATACTCAGTAATATCCACAAACTCTGTAGAACCTTCAAGGGTGTCCTCACCGTCAAGAACGCTGGAATCTAGTTTGAAGATGTTGGTCTTGAACCCGACATCCAAGTTGACCTTAAGGGTTTCCCCCCATACCGCAGTCTTAGCCATTACAGAGTTCCGATAGAACCAAACGAGAATTGTCCACCGGTGAAGAGCAAGTATTCCTTCAAATACTGTTCAATTTCCTGACCAACCTGAATCCCATTCGCACCCAAACCAGCATTGACCTCAATGTTTACATTCCCCATACCGCCACCATTGAACAAACTGCCAGCATTATTTGCCAAAGTGCTATCCGGAACAAGGTTTGCCATCGGGTTAGGCATACCACCCAAAACCTTCGGATACTTCTTAATCAAATCAACTGTCGCCTGCAAGGAAGCATTGAACTCTTCCTGAGCGTTCTTTGTATTTGTGACCGCCTCTTCCCAAGCCTCATACGCTGAGACCTGTTGACGAGTCGCATCCTCAACATCACGCAACGCCTGGTCGTAAAGAATGGAACCAACAGTCGCACCAAAGATTGCTTCATTGAGCAACCGTTGCTGGTCATTCAACTCTTTAGTTGACTCGGCCTGTGAATCGGTAGCATCCGACACCGACAACTTCGCCTCAGCCAAATTGATTTCAGCACGACGAATATCCGTTGGCGAAGACTCAGGGTCTTTACGAATATCAGCAAGACTCTTCTCAGCATCAGCAACCGAGAACACAGCCTCCTCAACCCCATAAACAGCCCGCTCCTGCGCACGTTGAGCCTTAGCCAACTCAGTCTGCGCAGCTAATGCCTCCGGTGAACCAGCACCATAGCCACGCTCAATCTGAGCCAACTTAGCCTTAGCATCAGCCAGGTTTGTATTCGCATCAGTCAACGATGCAAGCGACTTCCGCTCAGACTTCTGAGCATCACTAAACCTGAGCTGTAATGAAGTTGACTTCTTTAACGACTCCCCATACGACTTCAACTTTTGTTCAGCCGTAACGATGGCCTTCGTCGCCCCCTTCAAACCACTCGTGTCATCACCAGCCAATTCCTCAACTGAACCTTTGAGACCTTGTTGCGCTCGAATGGCTGACGGCACACCACGCACCACATAGTTATTCAAAGATTTACCAAAGTCATCAAACTTTTTCATCAATGGGTCAATAGGAATGCGTTCTTTGAATGATGCTTTTAAGTCTTCCCAAGCACCAGAAAAATCGTTTGTTGCAGATCGCCAAGCAGCTCTTGTCAAATAAATAAACGGGGATATGACGTTGATTGCTAAGGCAAATGCAACTGATATGGCTTTGAGAGTTGAAATCATCGCAGACCCAGCACCCTTAGATTCATAGTTCAGTTGCTGAAATCCAGCAATCAAACCTTTTTCACCAATAACAGTAGTGATACGTTGAATCGCTGGAGCAACATTTTCCACCAAGAACTGAGAGAGTTTTTGCAGATATGGCAACAGGGCTGCGCCAATGGTCTCCAAGATTTCACCGAACTGACCGTTAAGAATCTTTATCTGTCCACCGAAGGTGTTCGCAGCAGCTTCGGCTGCACCACCAAACTGGTCATTCAATAGCCCTACAACCTTTTCAAAATCTTTAGACTTCTTTGTTGCATCGTCAAGCGGGATACCAAGTTTTGATAACGCTGTGAACTGACCCTGGCTGGCCTTAGCCAACGCCAATGAAACAGACGCAAGGTCTTTACCTGTCGCAGCAGAAATATCTTGGGCAGTATTAAGCAGGTCTTGGGATTGAGTCAGGTCACCTGTTGCTCGAACCAAAGTGCCAAGCGATGCACGAAGTTCCACGTCCGATGTGCCGTATCGAAGTTGAGTGACCGAAATATATCGCTCAGCCGAACCAACCAAAGCCTCATTGGCACCAAAAGTTTTTTCTAGCTGACGTTGCAACTCAACCTGTGAAGCCTGATCCTCCATCGCAGCCTTAACCGCTTTGGTCAACCCAACAGCGATAGCACCAAACGCTGCGGTAGCCCCAACAGCAAGCGCACCAAACAAAGGTGAGGTCTTAGAAACCTGATTCCCGAAACCTTTAATGTCACCAGATAGAAGTTTTAGCCCAGCTTTGGCAGCAGCGGTATCAGAAATAAACTTAACAACGAACGTCCGCTCACCAGCCATGCGAAGATTCTACTCAATAACAGAGAACCCATTTCGTAAGGCAACGAACTCATCAAGCATCGCAGAATACAAAGCCTTCCCTGTCAGGCCATCCCAACGAGAAATATCTGTAGGCGCATTCCACCAAGCCTCATCCAATACCTCTGAACCAGCACGACGCTGACGAGGTTGACGCACCTGCTTCGAGCGAGGCGACACAGGATTGACAACAGGTTCAACATCCAATTTCAACGATGAATCCAACAACACACCATGACCCTCATGGAACTCAAACGGCTGATCCGGTGCGTGTTGAGGTAGATAGAAAATACGTGCAGGGTCTTTAGTCTGAGGGTCACCGACCAACCCGATACGGTCATGCAACTCAGCCCACACAACCCGCCACAACGAAGCAGGCACCTTCTCCGCTAACGGCAAAACGAGGTGATAGTGAGGATCGTCTAGACGATGCGAATACGTGGAATAGGCGAACCATTCCAACCCATCAAGCCTTGCCTCATCAAAGGCTTCGCTGTCCATGTCCACAACCAACGCCTCAACAAACCTGACATTACGGTTGCCTCTGGTAGTACCAGCGTCATACTCAACGGGAGACCACAACGCACCAGCATCCTTGACAGCGTTCTCCTCATGGAACGACAGCAGCTCTTTCAACTGCTCCCAAGACGAAGCGAACCGCTTCGGATATATTGACTTTGTGTTAGCAAATAAAACAGCCATACGCCCTCCTACCTAGAAGGGTACAGGAAACTCAGCCGAAGTCAAGAATCTTTTAGGGTGTTCAAAACCTTCTGAATAGCGTCTAGATATTGCTTGGCGATGTTCTCTTTTTCCTTACGGACAGTAGGCCAAAAGAAATACGCCGAACGCCCACGATGGCGCAAGAACTGTTTAGTCCTAGGTCGAGCCTGACCACCGAACTCGGCACCAAAGAACACGTCACCCCTGGTGACCTTGCGCTTGCGTTTGCGGTTCGGGTTGGATGCGGAAACAAAACCTGATTTGGAATCTAACTTAACCGTAGGAATACGGTCACTCCTAGCTCGCATACCCTTCATCACCTCAGTAGCCTGACGGTTACGGGTTACAGTCCCAGCCTCAACCTTTGCTTTATCCACTAACAACTGTGCGACTATCTGAGCAGATTTACGCATCTCAACATCAAAGCGTTTATCAGCCTTTGAAGCATCACGCAGAAACTCATAGATACCTTGTATCTGAATCGCATCATTACCACCGGTAATAGTGGCCTGACCTGCTCTACCGAAAACCGCCATACAGCAAGACTACCTGTTCAGATGAATTGCTCTCCAACGCAAATAAGCAAACATCGTGAACAACATTCGAGGGTCTTCTGCCAGCAACACCGATGGTGCGATACCTGTCTCAACAGACAGGTAAGCCATCATCCAATGGGCTGACTGATCTCCAAAGGGACGATCACAGCGTCAGCTTGGTTGCCCAACTCCAAAGTCTCAACATCGTTAATCCACGAATCAAAATCCAAACCAGTTTTCTTTTGACGATGTTCAGAATGCCATGCAATATATGCAAGGTCAGTCAAAGTTAGTTCGGCTTCAAACTTCGCAACACTCTTGCTGAACTTCTTTTCAAAAGCAATAAAGTCAGGGAATGTTGCCATGATGGTTCGCTTGGACTGATCCAAAGCAGAAGTCATCTCTAGTGCTATTTTCATTTTTCCTCCGCAGGGTTAAGGTTTATTTAGAAAAGATTATGCGCCAGTACCAGTTTTAGTTACTGCACCATCAACAGGATAAGTCACAGAGGCGGTAGCGAGGTCGCCTATGGCACCCTGGATTGGTTGCCAAGTTAGGGGCAGAACTGAAAACGCATACTGCGGATTGCTAGAAGAAGCAGCACCAGTACCGTTTGGCTTGACTGTCATAGGTACAGCAGTACCAGCGTTCCAAGCATCGTAGAACAACTTCTCAATCGTTGGGTAATCCTGATGCAACTCAAGTGTGACTGAGTTGTCTGCAAGACCTGCGATACGGGTAACCGCACCAGACGAGCCGAAAGAAGTTGTAGCTACTTCCGCTTTTGACAGGTTTAATGTTACTGATGCTACGTAACTGGTGATGTCGGTGTTTGCCGTGCCGAAGGTAACCGCCACGTTTGTAAGAACTTGCTTTGCCATGTTTGTGACTCCTGCCTTCCGGCACTCGAAGATTTACTACTGAAACTCTACACGCTCGCAGGATTGCGTATCAACTAAGCGTACACCACCACACGGAAGTCAACCATGAGATATGTCGCATCGTTGCCATCCATCGTGGAGATATTGCTGGCAGATTCAACCAACAGATTTGACACCACCCCACCCAACGAACGATCCGCTTCCAACGCTGCACGAATCGAAGTCGTACCCTCATAAGACAGATACCCATCCAAAGCGGTTTGAGCTGTGCGTTCCGCAGACCTACCGACAACCACAGACACAACGAAGATATGGGTCACTAACCCACCACGCATAGCCCCGTTGTAGGTGATTGAATCCAACATAGGCCAAGCGAACGGAGCGTTCAGATTGTCTGGTTGCTGGGCATAAGCCCGTAAGCCTGGGATATTGTCAAGTGCGTTGGCTATACCAGTCTTGATTTCGGTGACTGAGTAGCTCATGCAAAAATCCGCATACGACGATACGGTTCAACCAACTGAGCCATATCAGGGTCAAGGTATCGAGACACACGGATAGCACCCAAGTCACCAAACCCAGCCACCCCAAGTGGCGAGTCGTAGCGTTTGAAGATGCGTGAAGCCTGAATGATCGTTGCCTGAGTTACTGGCTCCGGCACAGAAGGCCAACCGAACACAGCAGTCACCTGAACCAAAGCCTGCTCACCATAGTTTGCATTAACCGTTGGAAATAGATAATCGCCAACAGCACGAATCTTGTCGTAACTCCATGTCAACCCGTCAAGGTTTCCGTTCAACGGTTCCAACTGGTAATCAGTTGCAGTCCAAGTCACATCAAAGTTGCCATCAGCAAACGATGAAGTTCTTAATGTGATAGCGGTTCCAGCAATATCGTCAATGGAACAGTAGAAGGAATCTTCTGCTTGATACACACGGGTTGCTGTTCCAGCAGACCAGAAGCGACGGTTGCAATATCCGTCAATGAGGCGTGACGCTGCACCA